ATGTTAGGATAAATCTCATCACCTATTTTCATAAGAAGTGGCACTCGTCTTACAACGCCATCAACTTCAGGTGCTGTATTGATAACGCCTACGCCTTGTGTACAGTTTGCTAATTTTTGTGTTGGTCCAACCATACCAGGCCATTCATATAAAAAGTTAAGTGGGTTACCTATCTTTGCAACACCTCTAGGTACAGGATTAGATGTTCTCTTTTGTGTTGTGCCTACTTGTGCAATAACTGTGCCGTAACCTAATGTAATGCAAAATTCTTCATCATGACCAAACCTATCTTCTTCACTAAAAAGTATTGGCATGACGATAACACCTGTTTGTGCTTGTCTTAAATTTACAATTAAGTCTGCAAGCACATTTCTGGGCCAAGGCCATTGACCATACTTCTCTATCGCTTGTTCATCTATTGTTATGATTGTTATGTCTTTTGAAGGTGTGACTTCTTCATTTGCAAGAAGATAGTCAAAAGATTTTAGGCGTAGTGTTTCTTTGAACCAAGGGTCCTGTAATCCAATATATGTCAACAATACCAAAGTAATAAAGGCAGTTGACCAATGGGTCAAATACTTCTTATTACCTGTTTGATTGAAATACATAGATGAACCATTAGACGTTCTACCATCTACGTTTACGTCAAGTGAATTACCATTACCTACTTGATCTATGTCTATAATAAAACCATCCATACTAACTATATCAAAGTCAATATCATTGTTTTCACCATCTTGTACTATATCTAAACTACCACCATCTGTGAGATTGTCTATCGTCAAATTTAAATCGTTAGCCTTTAAATCTGTTGATATGAAAAGTACCATCACCAGTAAAAACAGCAACATCAGATTTTCTTTTATTATCTTTTCTATCATACTTTGTTTTATCCTTTACAACTCTTGGTTTATACTTAGGTGTTCTAAGGTCTTTCGCTATTGGGTTCTGTTTCTTCATTTCTTTTTTTTGTTATCTTTTTCATTTTATTGATATATGCTCTGTAAACAGCAGCCTCTGCTGTTTTTCCCATAACTCTTGCACGTTGTTCCATAGCGATTGCTGCTTGTATTTTATGTGCATGTGATTTACCAGAATTTTCTATTTTGTTTACACTTGCTTTTGCTGTTGCAACATCTTTAAAACCTAAACCGTGAATAGTGCCTTTAGGATTTTCATCTGTATATAAATCACTATGTTTTTTACTACCTGCAGGTTGCCCTTTTTTTCTAGGTATTCTTGGCGCTTCTGTAAATTCTCTAAATGTTTTCATTGTATTTGTAGTATGTTTATCTCATTATCCTGACCCAATAGTTCGAAATCGTACATTTCAAACTCGCCTTGTGTAATATTTAGTATATATCCATACTCTTGGTCCAATCTTAATTCAATATATGCACCAGAGGCGTCTTCTCTTATCCATACCCATTGTGGATCTTCATCTAATATAATCACACCTGTTTCAGGATCTTTACCTAGTGTAATACCCTCGATTGATTTTCTTTCTGCTTGTTTATCAAACTCGTTTCTCATTTGTTCAGCAAGTTCTTCATTAATTTGTTTGAGTATGTCTGCAAGAAAATTTTGTTGTAAGAAATCTATATCTAAACCAGTTACATATAAATTTTCATCTTCTTCAAGGTAGTCTTGGTCTAAATCATCAATCTCTAAAAAGTCAATATCTAACGCATCTGCAACTGCTTTAATTTTTTTTACATAATCCTCGTCTTCTAAATTTTTTGGTTTAGCAATAATCAACATGTTACTAATCATGTCTATTTCTAAATCTAGTTTTACAGGTGGTGTTGGTGGATTTTCAGGCACAAAAACCTGTGTTGCTTGAAACGCTTGATTGAGTATTACTTGACCTGCAGCACTCTCAACACTTATCTCACCTACTAAACAATTACCATTTACGTCACAACTAGGTAATAATATAATCGTAGAACCACCTAGTTCATCTATTGTCATAGAAAAATCTGTACCACGAACACCTATGGTTGCTGTAGGTGTCGTTATTATAATATCTTGTCTTGATGTTTTAGCAATTTGTCCTGACGCATATTTTATTGTGCCAAGTTTTGCTGATAGATTTAGTTTACCTTTTTTTGTATTAGGGTCATATACAAATTCATCTATGATAAGTTTGCTGTGTTGTGTTACATCAACCCTGGTGTCATCAACAAATAATATGCCAACTTTACCATTGCCTGTTTTTACTGTATCGTATTGTTCTATTGGAAGTTCTTCTTCGATTGTGATATCTATTTTATCACGATCTATTACACCGTTGCCTTGTACTTGGTCAACGTTACCTATGCTACCCCATAAAGAGGTAGCATAGAATAATATTAATATTATTGTAATCCACTTAGTCAGTTTGTGAAATATCAATGTCATGGTTGTCCCCACTTGTAGTCAATGTAATCATATTATCATAAACACCTGATTGTGTTATATCTACATCAGCGATTGAACCCGTATGTGAGTGAATTAAAGTGTGTCCGTTAACATCACCATCACCATTTATATCAATTAAATAATTATTAGTGTCACCATTAACTGTCAACGTTAATATAGCAGAGGTACCATCGATAGTAGCAGCAACTACGTTACTGTCACTTCCTGATTGTCCTGTTATACTTACAGTTGCGTTTGCAGCGTCAGCAGTTTCACCTATGTCGATATCTAAATCGTTACTATTACCTGCCCATATAATTGAAGCAGTAGCAGTAGCACAAGAAGAATTACTTCCTGAACTATCACAATTGAAATCTATATCGTTTGAGTTACCTGTTGTACTGAACGTACCTGTGAACGTTGCACCGTTTACATCAAACTTTAAAACGTTACTATTACCAACTTGATCAATGTCGATAGTGGTAGTAGCACCTGTGACTGTTGAAGCAGTCGTACTATTACCTACAGTATTGTTTTGTCCGTCTTGGGTAATGTCGAGGTCTAACGTAGCACCTGATTGTGTCACATAGATGTCATTGGCCATTACCGGTAAGGCAAACAACATTACTATTACGATTAATTTAGCGTACATTTTGTTACTCCTCTATTTTAAATTCCCATAATCCCTTATCGATACCCTCATAAATCATATTATGAATAGCATGCTCGATTGTAGTTCTTATGGCATAATTGACAGGCTCATTAGTTGCGACACCTGTCTCTATTTCAAGCGCTTTTGTACTCATATCTAAAAACCTGAATACGTCACCGCCACTTGAATAACTTGCGATAGTCTTTGTTGCTGATGTAGTGAGTAGTATCTCACCTGTTTGTACTGCAACAAGTCTTATCGAAACTGTTACTTGGTCTGTACGATATTGTTCACTAACACCTATACCAAAATATCTTGCACCTGCACCACCAGATGTAATGTTAGAGTCATATCCCACAATACCACCCTCTACTATTAGTCCTGCAAACTTTAGAGGTTTTAATTGATTTTTTACGTCACTCTCTCCATCATATAATTCTCTTGTTGATCTAATTAATTGTCTTTCTTTTATTATGGCATCAAGGCCTTGTCTTTCTAAAACTATAAACCAAGGATCATTACCACCAACTGCCTTTAATCCATTTATCACCCATGCCTCAGGTCCTTGTGTTACTGCGGTAGACAATTGAGAAAATTTTACATTAGGTTTTCTTTGGCCTGTTCTATCAGGAAAATTATAAACTGCAATTGTGATTTGTGCCTGACCTAGTTCAGGTATATTTTTTAATCGTTTCATTGTATCTGTTTCTAGTGTATATGGCGTTTCACCATAAAATACACTTTCAGATTTAGTGCTTGAACAACCGCTTAGTAAACATGCAAAAACCATCGCCAATGCGATTTGTGGCATACTCCATTCCATACTAAAACTTAAAGTCGCCTACTGGTACAGACATGGTTGTTGTTGAACCGTCTGGCGATGTAATTGTTAATGTGATTATTTCTGTTGTTGTATCTTTAACCCAATAGATTGTAGAACCTTCAACCTCTGCCGTGCCAGATGTAGGACAAGTGCCTTCACATTCTGTACCAAACATATTATCTACTAACTGCTTTGATAAGTTAGCATAAATTCTACTCTCAACGTTTTTGATAAACTTGTTAATGGTAGTATTATTCTCATCACGCTTGGCAGCAGCTGCCGCTGACTTAGCGTCATCCTTGACTTTATTTTCTCTACTGTATCTTAATTGTTCAAGTGAAAGAACATGTGTACTGTATCCAGTTCCAGAGAAAGAAGGATTGGAAAAATCATGTACTAATTCACTTGCGATACTAGGTGTCAAAGACACATAAAATAATAGACCTAGCACCAATAACTTTAGTGCTTTCATGTTATAACTATTTATACAAACCAGTCTATTATAGTTAGGAATCCTACTGTTACTACTGTTGCTCCAATCATTACAGCAAGCACTAATCCTGCTGTTCTAATCGCTTTTAGGTACTCTATCTGATTCTCTACGCTTGTTATCTTTTTGCTCATTTTCTCTCATTTCTAATACGGTGTTAAGTTTTGACCTTAATCGTATCAAGTCATTATCTAGCATTCTAATACGGTCTATTAGTGCTATTGTTGTCATTTGTGCCTTGTCTAATTTTTCAATTATTTGACCAGTCACATAATTGTATATGAAATATATAAACCAACCCATAGCGATTGCTGCAACTGTAGCAAACCCATATTGATTTAACATTTCAATAATAGGTGATGTAACTTCTACCTCAACCATTAATCCTTTCTTGCGTCTTCTTTACCATCTGACCTTGATACTCTATCTAAATCAGGTCTTAGTTGTAAAGCGCTTGAAATTAATATGTCTAATTTTATCATGTCATGGTTCATAGTTTTAATTCTGTTATCCAACGCTGATATCAACATAGTTATTGTGCCAACTTGTTCTACAACACCTGCAAGAATATATTTCAAAATGATGTAAATAAAAACACCCATTACAGCAGCAGCCGCAACAGGCAATCCAAATTGTACTAATATGTCTAGAAACAAATCCATGTTCTATTTATAAGGTTGGCGCCTAACCATGGGCGCCGGCGTGTGTATTAAGGCACAACCCTTACTGTTAGCGAACAGGAGAGAGATTAGTCGTTGACTAATTTGCTAAAGTAATTCATAGTATCGTCCTCATCATCACTAGGGGAGGTTTCAGATTGAGGTGGTTCACTTACTTTAGGCTCACTAACTTCCACATCAGCAGCACTTACAGGTGGGATGTCTATTTCATCTGCTGTTGTGGTCTTTCCTGTACCGTAAACAACTTTTTCAAACTTGGCTTTCAAGTCGTCATAAGATTTGAAGTTTGTGGTAGCAGAAAATTCTTTTAATGGTAATTGTTTTTTCCACAATTCTTCTATTTGTTCGTCACTATCTTTTACTTTAGATGGACCCTCAAATTCAGATTTGTCATAGTTCCAATAACCATCAACTTTTCTAATTTTTAACTTGAAGTTAGCACCTTCCCAAAAATCAAATGGGTTGATTGCTTTTTCATCAGCAAATTCAGGTTTCATTGCTTCAGTAATCTTATCAAAAATTTTCTTACCAAATTTATATAAGAAAGTTCTGCCTTCATTTTCTGGATGTGCAGGATCTGAAACTACAAGTATGTTTGTAAAATAAGAAAGTTTACGTTTTCTTTTTCTGGCAATCTCTTTGTCAGCCTCTGAGCCAGTATTCCATAGTTTAGAATTTTCTTCACTTACTGGATCTTTCTGACCAAGAGTAGTCAGACTATTCTCAATATACCAACCGCCAGGTCCTTGAAAAGCATGAGACCAAACTCTTGCCCAAGGTAATTCTTCTCCTTCTACGGCAGGTAAAAAACGAATTACTGCATAACCATTACCAGTTTTATCTAGTTCTGGTTTCCAGAATCTATCGTCATTTGATGAATTTTGATTTGTTGTTGGGGATGTAACTTTTTCTAGTTCTTTTGTAAGTTTGTCGAAGTTACCACGACTTTGTTTTAAGTTTGCGAATGACATTGTATTCTCCTTGTATTCGTTGTATTTGTATATTGTCTATATTAGCGACATTACTATATATAAAAGTTTTCATTGTTTGCCGTAAAAAAAATTATCATTCAGCCGTTCGTGGGATTTACCTGGTGGAATACCCACAATTTTTCAGGAAGAGTCCAGATTCCTATGGAAGATGGTCCCTACTAATAACCTACCCTCGGTGTCTTCAGCCAGTCGGCCCTAACCCTCCTCAGATAGACTTTATGCCCTCTTAAGCATTGTTCAGCCAGAACGATAAACAAGTTGCAACTTATTCATTGCTGCTGAATGATAACTATATTATACCACATCCCAGACTAAAAGTCAAGGGATAATTTGGTATAAAACTCACTTTTTTTCATGTAAGATAGATTAGGTAAACTATCCCATTGAGGCATTCTCTCGGATATCTTATTATTTTCATCCGGATTAACCTTTATAAACTGTATATCTTGATATCTAACCATAACCCTGCCCATTTGTATTACCCAATTTTGTGGTGTTATAGCACTTTCATCTGAAGATACATAACCATGTGTTTCTTTGTATAGGTTATTTATAAAATCTGTGGTACTGTACATGTCCATACCTAATAAGTAACATGTTTTAGGTTTCTCTACTTTACAACCTATGTACATGGCAGTAGCACCTGATGACCAACCTGGATCATCTGGTCCAGCATTATCTGCTTCCCAACCTACACCGTAATAGTCATTCATTATATCTTTTAGTTGTGTAATATTTTGATCTGCAAGACCATAAGTCCATGTAATATAAACATTTTCAAAACCATCACCTTTCCATCTATCGTTAGGTCTGTTTTGATTTACTGTTTGTTGACCATGTATTACAAAATGTGTATAGTAACCTTCAGGATTACTTTTCCATTCTCTTATTGTAGGATCTTTCATGTTAGAAGATTGTGCTTCTTTCATCATTTCATATTGATCAGCAGGCATGTCTTCCCAGTCTCTAAAATAAACTTTGTTCTCGTCACAATAACCACTACGATATATCTCATGTGTCATCATTGGATCTACTGCAATTAAACCATCTACTGTATGTTCTCTAAACAAAGCATTACAACCCCAAACTTTACCTTGTGTTTTTAATAACTCAACATCAACATCTTTACGACTTTCGCCATTACCTAACACAAATAAATTTTCTGTCATAACATTTCTCTTAAAATTAATTTCATTCGTTCTTTGTTGTATTTTATGAAAGGTCCATACTTGTTTATCTTTCGTCTCAATGTTGGCCATATTATATCATCCTTTATTTGTTTATTAAAGTCTTTTGTATAATTCAATAATTCATTTAAAATACATAAGGTTTCAAGTGATACTCTTTTTGCTAAATATGTTTTTACTAATATTGGGTGTTGTCCTCTATTAACTTTAAATATTCTATTAAAACTTTTTTCACTTTTTCTTAATAATTGTTCTATATCTCTTTTAAAATAATATGTAAGACCATCAATTCGTTTTTGTCTTTCAAGGTATACATCATTATTCATATCTTTGATATAAGGTGATTTGTTAGATATGAAATTGCTAACAAAGTAATCAATAATATTATCGCCGTATTTTCTTGCAACCTTAACAAAAAAGTATCTATCATTACGTTGTATAAACGTTTCGTACTTAGCATTAATCTCACCATTATATTTAAAGTAATCGTATTCATCTTTTGTAAAATGTAATTTAACGCTGAGGTATTTTTTATATGCTTCATATCCTTCATTCATTAAACTGGTAATGTTGCTGTCTTTGGTAAAAAATTTAAATCTTGTGCGTTCATTTTAATTTTATCTTTTAATGTTCTATTGATTAAATGTGTTATTTGGTCGGGTTCTATTTCTTTTTCAGAACAATAATCTAATACTGCTTCCATGTGTGTTATTCTTTTTTTACTTGCTCGTTTTTCTATTTGTAACGCAAATTGTTTTGGTGTCATTGATTTTCTCCTGCAAAGGAATCGTTTACAATATCTAATAATAATTCTGTATCAAATATCCAATCCATACCATAACCCATTAGACATGTTTGACCTGTTTCTTTAATAGTTAAAAATACAGAACCATTTTTTAATTCTGGACTATACCAGAATGATACCCATGCAAAAGTTTCTGAATTAGGATCACCACTTGCTTTTACATCTGACCATGCGATTGATTTTTGTTTGAATATACTACTCGCATATGCAAATACTGTAGGACCTGAACCACAAAAAATAGGCACTTGCGTTGTTGTCATTACACCGTCTGGAAATAGAGGGTGTTCCTCTGATTGTGCTTCATTTAATACTGCATATACTAAACCTAAGAATACCATTATGAGGGCTATGCCTGAAATATATCTAATTGCTTTTATCATTGTTCTCTATCCATTTGTAAAAATTTTCTACTGCTTCTTTTAATTTAGGTAAGTAGTCAACTTTGTTTTTCTTAAACACTTGTGTTGTGCCTTCCTCTGTTACGATTAATATAACTATCTGGGTTACTTCTTCACCAAAGTGTTCTTTAAACATTTCAGCATAAGCACTACCTTGTATAAAATAGTTCTCAATCCAGCTTTCATTTTTTTCTTTTGTAGATGTTTTAAAATCTACTATTGATAATACACCATCATATTCTGCGATACAATCTACACGACCTGCAACTGTGTAATCGCTGGAAAACATTTGTGCCTCTTGTAATCTAATATTATTTATTTTTGACAGTTCTGGTTTCAATACATTAAACATCATTCTAGGTAAGAATTGTTTTTTATATTTGTCAACCTGTTCTAAATCAACATTGTTTAAATAGTCTTCAACCATATTATGCACTGCTGTGCCACGATTAGCAGCTTGTATCATTACATGGTTTGCAACTTCTTCACCTACTTTTTGTCGCCATTCATGTAAACCTTTTTTATCTCTAATTGATAAAACAGATGTAATTGATGGATATGCTTCTTTGGTTTCTAGGTGTTCGTAAAATCTCTTGCCATTTACATTCTTGGCCTTAAGAGGTGGTAATTCATTTATTGGTGGTGTATGTGTAAATATCATTATATGCTCACTTTTAAAATTATATTATATCAGGTCTTGACTAAAAAGTCAAGGGTTAATCTCTAGTAAAAAATGGGTCAGGTTTCTTTGCCGTTTTTTCTAGAATTTTTAAAAATTTGTCAAATTCTTTATGGGCGCTATGTTGACCATATCTCATACCAAGATAGAAACTACCGCCCATTATTAATAGTATATTAACTATAAGATCCATTCTTTTGCCTTTTCTGTAACCTCACTCACTCGTCTAGTCCAACCTTTACCAAATGTATCAAAGGTATCTAAACTTTCATAATAATTCTGTCTCATCAAGGCGTATGATGAAATAGTTTGTTCTAATCCATAATGATCAACATACTCTTTAATTTTACCTAGTGTGTTTGGTCCAATACCACCATCAACGGTTGTATTCACTAATCTTTGTATAAATTTTGCGGCACGACCTGGTCCTGCATTGACAGCAAAATCAAAGATACATAAATCTAAACCCTCTGGTAAGTCATCACCTTTTACTCTATCCCAATAATTCTTTTTATAGATAGGTTCAACATCTTCTTTTGTCAAAT